TTGCAAAAATAAAAGAATTGATAAATTAGGGCAGTCATAAAGATTGCCCTGTTTTTTTTATTGTAAAAATTTTCTATTTATTTTATAAAAAAGGGTTGACATTTTTATAAATATGTAGTATAATTATATCAAGATAGAGGAAGAGGAGAGAATAAAAATGACAAAGAATGAAATAGCTGAAAATATAAATAAGACAGTAAAAGGGATAGGAAGAACAATAGCTTTAAATAATAAAGTTGATTTCAAAGTCGGACAGATACTGACAGCTGAAAAAGCTGAAAGTTGGACAGATGGCGGAGAATTTGTTGTTGAAACAACAAGAGAATACGAGTACTTCTTTAACTGCATAAATGAAGTTGATGTTCACGAAGTGAACTATGATCTACTAAGTGAAGCTGAAACAGAAGAAGATGAACAGTATGCAGAAGCTTATTACGAAGCCCTTGGAACAGACGAAGATTCATATTATGAAAAAGAAATATTAGTTCCTGCAGGCACAAAATTTGAAATTATAAGCGTTGCAGATGACAGCGCTTTTGAAGAAGTTGGATACTGCGAAGTAACTGTAAGAAGAATATAGGAGGAGAAAATGGAAATAAAAAAGGCTCGAGGAGTGAAGAAAGGAGAGAAGAGAACATGGGAAGCAGGGAGAAAAGCAACAGGAAGAAAGAGAGACAAGTCAGTAACATTTAAAATGACAGAAGAGGAAAAAGAATTCTTGTTGGAAAAATTAAAAGAAACAGGGCAGAAAACAAATACAGATGCGTTGTTGAAAATAATAAAAAATAAGGAGTGAATAAAATGACTAAACTGGAAAAAGAAGTAAAAAAAGTAATTAACGAATTGAAATCAGGAGAAAGAGAATTTATAGATTTGTCAGATGACAGCTTATTTATAGATAATGAGCTAGAACTGAAAGAAAAACTGGATATAGACGAATTCGGTGAGTTTTTAGACTTATTAGAAATAGAATTAGAAAATGACAAAGAAATAAAAAAAATAACAGACAAAAAAACAACTAGTGAATATTACAGAGGGGAATATGTAAACTTTACAGAAGCAGGATATACACTAGTATATATGATGCCTGCAACTTATGAAAAGTATAACGGAGATGTAGAAACTTTTCTAAATTCTTTCTAAATTAGAAAAATGAGCCTAGTGCGGCTCTTTTTTTATTCAAAAAATTATTGACAAAACATAAAAGAATGATACACTATATTAAATTATTTATAATAAATATATTTTCAAGGGGAATAAAAATGGCAGGAAAAAAGAAATATCAACGAGAGGAACTGATAATTAAACTGCAAGATTTAATTGACAGTGGTAAAGTGAAAAAGTCAAGTGACTTAGGTGGTTTCTATAATACTTTAAGAACTTATATAGCTCCAACTTGGAGTGAGATATTAAAAGCGGCTGATAGAGATTTGGAACATATTAATATAAAAACGGAAGAGAAAATAATAAAAGAATTACAAGAACTTGTTGATTCAGGGATAAAAGGAATTATGGAAGTTAAAAAAGTTTTGTCTCGTGAAAGAATTTTAATAAGATTAAATTGTAA